CTATCAGCAGCAGTATTAGTACCACCACTTGGAATGTATTTTGGTCTAACCTTTGTCTTTCTAAGATCTAAACCAATAATAGAAGTACCCCTTGGGATTATCAATCCTCCTCTAGGGGCATTAGTTATTTTATATAAATCGTCGTATTGCTTTGTTGCTGCATTCCAAGCATAATTACCTGGAGTTGGTGTATCAGTAAACGTACCAACACCTGCAACATAATTTCCTGCTGTAATTCCGTATGCTTCAGTTCCAGGTCTGTTATCTACAATATGATCTCCTGGATATAGAAGAATGGTAAACTGGTCAAATTTATCATCTGCATTTCCAGCACTTACATACGAATACCTCGCCACTTCAAGAACTGCTCTTGCAATCGTCTTAAATGGTCTTATAGGTGAATTTCCTTTATTGTCAATTGCATCTGTAGCGTCAAAGTCATCTGGATTTACGTATAAAATCCTTCCCTCAACGGATGATATAATATTTTGTAGTCGTGTTAATGCCATCGAGTAGTCCTATTATGACACGTGATTATATTCCTTGAAAGTATTTATAAGACAAAAAAATACCCCCAGTGTTGGGGGTAAAAGATCTACTTAATTGTGTTCGTTGCTTTAAGAACTTCCTTAACTCCTGCCTCCAATAACAGTAGTGGTAAAAGGATTATTGAAAGACCATCACGAGGATAATCTTTAAGAATTGCCTTTCTACCTGTCTCAATCTTTATATTGAGAGTATCAACTGATGCCTCTAGAGGTTCAATTGGTGTTTCGGGAGGGACATTGACCACAGTTTGTTCTGAAGTTTCAACAACAATGTCTGCTATTTCTTCTTCAGGTCTTGGTGGTACTTCTGTTACTTCACTCACAGGTAATTTTGCGGTTGAAGTATTTAGTGAAGTTTTCTTGGCAGTTGTTTTACGAGCACGTCTTTTGCGTGTTGTTGTAGTAGCCATTAAGTGAGTTGAACTGATAGTATTATACTTCAGAGAAGAGATCCGTCAATCCGTTGTGTGACACTTCTTCATCTGGAACTCTGTTCTTTATCAAATCACCATAATTCTCATGCAATTCACATCCCATATAATACCTTCCTAGTTTCTTTGCTACCATAGCAGTAGTACCAGATCCCATGAACGGATCAAGTATAATATCACCCTCTTCAGAACCTGCTAGAATACATGGTTCAACTAGGTCTGGTGGGAATGTAGCAAAATGTGCTCCCTTATATGGTTTGTTGGTTATTGACCAGACAGATCGTTTATTCTTCTTTGTATATGATTTCGTAAGACCTGAATGTGGTTGTAATCCTGTTCCTTGTTTGTGGTACTTTCCATTTGATCGGTCTCGTGTTCCCCAATCTTTTGCTGGTTCTTTAATTGCTTCATTGTCATAAAAGTATTTCTTGTTCTTACTTAATAAGAATAAGTATTCATGTGACTTAGTACACCTATCCTTGACTGACTCAGGCATTGGATTAGGTTTATGCCATATAATATCCTGCCTTAGATACCAACCATCTGCTCTTAATGCAAATGCTAACATCCAAGGTATACCAATGAGATCCTTCTCTTTCAATCCTTCTAGTTTGTTACCTCGTCTTGCACATTTAGTAGGTAGATCTTGATCATTATTAGCAACAGTTTGTTTAACTAATCCTTGACCTTTTCCAGGTCTATAGTTATAATAACTATCCCCAATATTCAACCATAATGTACCATCATCAGTTAATATATCTCTTACCTGTCGGAATACTTCTACTAGGTTTTGAATATATTCTTCTGGACTTTCTTCTTGTCCTATTTGATTTTCCTCGTCTCCATAGTTTCTTAAACCATAATATGGAGGAGATGTGACACACATCCTCGCTTCATCTATGAATGCAGGTAATGTCTCTCGACAATCACCAAACAGAACTAAATCCTTCATTTAACCACCATCAATATCACATCCTATCATAGCACCTGTAACGATGCCAGTAGGAACTGCCCACCATCTACCATTTCCTCTACTTAATGCAGCACCAAGTCCACCACCAATAAGTCCACCTGCAAGTGTACCTTCTGAACAATCGTTATCATCGACTTCACGATGAGTTTCAACTATTGTTCTTGTTGGACGATGTATGGTTGCTTTATTATTATCACAAGGAAACTCAATAGTTTCTTTCCATGACCTGACATATCCAGGATCGTCTTCAGTTCCTGGTATATACTCTTCTCTATACTCTGACCTATAACAGGTCTTAGTTCGTGAGTAACCTGCTTGTTGTTCTGCAGCAACTACAGGAGTAGATGCTAACAGCAAAGCAGCAGCAAGTGCTAATTTCATAGATTTGTCGTAACTTTATTATTATACACTAAAAAAGGGGGTTTGACAACCCCCTCATGCAACTTTACGATTTGGTTACATTCGTAATATCTCCTTACATATCCCTTTCGGTTGTCCATCACTCTCACAAGAAATCAAACAAGCGTAGTAATCATTCAATGCTTCGTAACTATTTTGATCCTCTGCTACATGTGTCTCAAAATGATTCCAATCTGCTAATTGATTCTTTGATAGTATGTTATGCATAATTTCTACTCCGTAAACATTTTTCTCATTATAAGGGAGATTTAGTGCATCTTGTCTCCTCCGAAGTTCTGTTACTATTTATGTGTGCGAATGCCTATAAACATATTTTATTAACAAAAATTTATGCCTATATCATCCGAAAGTAGCAACGTTATAATACTTACGTATTGGTTGATACTTTGGTTTAGGTTTTGTCTTGACCTTTAAATAAATCTTTAATAATAAATCAGATTTCATAGCAAACCTTCACGTGCTTTTTCAATCATAGTCCTAGCACTAGGATTTACATGTGCTAATTTTTCTGCCCAAATCATATCTTCTAACGGAACAGCAATGCCATGTCTTATGTAATGGCATATCTCCAAGAGACGTATTCTATAAGAAGTACTCATCATTTTAATATTCAGGTAAATTTAGATCTTTAACTCCTTTAAATCTCTGATAAGCATCATCGTACTTTTTCTCAGATTTTCTAGATTTCCATAATGCCAAAGCAATGGTATCTAGATCCTCTTCCTCAACGAATTCGGTTAATGCTGCTCTCCATGGAATGCTCATAATCAAAATCTCTCAGGTGCTAATGGACGAGTTTCTTTTAATTTTATTAATAACTCTGACATTTCTTGGACATACTCTTCATCGTGGATGAATTTTAGCGATGTAAATTCAACAGCACTGATTAAGAGATCGTAATCGTAACCGTCTAGTCGTTGTGAATAATGCATAAATTTCGTTACTGAACTTCTTCTGGTAGAGTTGAATGCTTGTCAATTTCGACTGGGAATATAAGAGGATGTAATTCCTCTAACAGTAAATACTCACTGTTCTTAGTTAATGTCTCTATGGATATAGATGGTTCGGAGGAAGCAACGGCAACAATTAAAGGATCTTCTTTTTCTTTATCAGTTATATGGTCATAGATGAAATCCATACCATTTATACTGTAGACAAGACAGATTCCTTGAGTTTCAACGTACTTGTATTCGCACCTTACCTTGTACACCCACATGAGTTTTTCCCATTAGTATTCAAACTCCAATTCAAATTCTTCTTGATTCATTAATGTGATATCAAGAACATCCTGAAATTGTTCGGGGGTCTCACACTTTACGTGTAGTTTTTTCGACTCATTAGAGAAGATGGTAAACTGCCTAGCAGGAATGCTTACAACTACTCGTGTGACATACTCTTCTGTTTGCATTGATAAAACGCATTAGAACATACAATAGCATGTATGAGAACGTATGTCAAGGGTTGAGGTCGATTCGAGGTGCCTTGTGGGTCATATTTCCTCCTGAATCAAAGAGTGACTTAGATCCACAATCCATCCCAAATTCTCCCGACGCTGATATATTTATTTTACCAGCAGATGTCTTAATTAAAAATGCATTACTTCCAGAACCCAAAGATCCAAATGATTGAGCAGTTGGAGCACCCAAAACCCTTTTACCACCTACATCGAACTCTACTTTACCAGTTATTTTATTGATAGAATTACTCTTAACAGTTGTTCGCATATGTCCATTAACATCTATTTGCATATCACCTTCACTCTTAAGTTGAAGCACACCACCTTTACTTGTTTGTTCGATGATATATGTACCTGAGAATGAATCTCTAATTACTCCACCTTTCTTAAGGTTACGTTGTATATTAGCACCCCATAGGTAGTATTTGTTTACATCTATCGTATAGGTTCCCCTAATATTAAGACCACCTTCTGCAGCATTGACTATGTACTTATCACCAACATCAAGAGTGTATAAACCATCTACCTTATCATGTCTATTGCCACGTACATGAGTGTGCATATCACCCTCAACATCAACATGAGCATTACCTACTACATGTAATACAAATCTATCACTAGCGTCTTTCTGTTCTGCATCTACATTTTCACCAGTTTTTACATGAATATGTCTAGCAGCAACAATGTTTATATCTCTTGCTGGAGAATGAATTTGAATATCTCCAGTAGGGTACATCTTAATATAAGATCCAGTAGTACCATGTCTTATTTGTATATGCTCTTCACCCTTCTCCTCATAGAACTCTATCTTGTGACCACAAGAATACTGGGTTACTCTGTTGTATGGGTATTTCTTTTCCCCACCGTCATTATTCTCAGCAAGGAAACTTAATGCTTTTTGTGTCTTATCATCAATTGCCATTATTGATCTCCAGGATGACCAACACAATCAATGATGGTCTTGTATGTTGCATAGTCAGTAATGTATTTCTCAACATCTTTTCTAGGTACATAATTTATTACTGGTACTATTACAGCAGATCTTAATCCACCTACATCACCTTCACCACAAAGATATATTTCAGGTTGAGCAGTAAACCCAAATCCTTCCTTAGTAATCTTCAATGCAGTCAATCTACCTTCATGTAGTATAGGTTGATACTCAGGTAATATTGGATTACCTCTTTCTCGTTTACCTGCTTTAACACAAACTGTAGTTCCAGCAGTTAAACCATAACCAGCATTGAATATTGCAGGAGGTTGAGCAAATGTCATAATACCAATCCAATATGGATTTTCTACATCTATTCCGTACATCTTATCATACAATGGATCTCCATTATCGTCAAGTTTTAAGGGGTTATTGGAAACAGATCCATCAAAATATGGATAACCTCCTCCACCCTTAGTAACAACTACATCTGATACCTTACCATCCTTAATTCTTACATCTGCTGTAGAACCATCACCATAACCAGCATAAGACGTTACAGACACCTTAGGTGGTCTTCTTAACCCACTACCACTATCAGTAACATTAATAGCAACTACTTGCCCAAAATGATTAACTGCAGGTATACCTCTTGGTGGGTTAATACCAGATCCTGGTGTTCCTTGATACCCAGTAAAGAATGTACTAGGGAATGCAGGAATTAAAGTATCATTTGCTTTAGAACAGTTGATTGTTCTATCAGAAGCTTTAGCACCATTCATAATTCTGGTACTATCCATATCTTTAAAGAAGGCAGCATCACCAAATAATGCTGGTACAACATCATCACCAAATGCTTCTACTCTATTAACTAATGATTCAACAATATTATCTGGTCTATCTCCCTCTTTGGTAGTATACTCTCCAGTTCCTGTGTAGCATGACATATCTACATTACAGAACTGATTTAATACTTCTCCTAACTTATCAACAAATCCAATATCATAACTTCCTTTAGATTGTATAATTGATGCTGCATTATTAATTGCACTCAAGGCAGTTTCAATACCTTCACCAATCATAGAAACTAACAACTCCGTTAAATCTTTAGCGACACAAAATCCAGCATTAAGTAAATTATCGAACAGGTCGTTAACCATATCAGTGAGAGATCCCAATAATTGGTTAGCAAGATTATCAAAGAGACATTTCACAATCTCCATGAATGTATCAAATATTTCCTGTGCATTAAATACTACTTCTGGATTCTTTTCGGGAGAAAGATTTAAAGCAATTGTTAATGGTGTAAGAACCATCTCTTGGAAGAACTTCTTTAATTCATATAGTATTACTTGTTTAGTATCACCTAATATACCATTAGCGACACCTTGTAATCTGGAGACATATGATCTTGTAAGTTCTGCTCTGTTTGATATCTTTCCAGTTACCTTATCAATAAGTAAATCACCAACAATATCATTTCTATTCTTCTTTGCAAATAATTCGCTGAGTATTCTCATAAACTCAGATTCTGGTCTATGACCACATTTACCATTTGATACTGAGAATGTAATCTTCTCTATATCTAACTGTTGCTTGTCATTACTACTGTTTCTACCTGTCTGTGTACCTCTTCCAGATGGTCCTACTGAACCTTTACCATCTGCAGGTTTATTATTAGCAACAGTATCTGCACGAGTTGGTTCGTAGTTATTACTTAAACCAAGATTACCTGCAACATCAGTATATGTTTTACCTTTCTCAACTACACCAAGAGACCCAAAAACCAAAGGTTGTTGGGCACTCTCTCCATCTAAAAAGGTACCAATAACCCATGCACCAATTCCTAGTCCATGTATAGTACCTTGACTCTTATGCCACTGTGGGGAACTTGGAGGCATCAAAACAGATGCCCAAGGTAAATCCTTAGGTGGCAATGTTTGTCTATCACGGGCATGATAACCCATGATTCTAACTTTAACTCTATTATTCTCTTGCTTATCAATTAGATCTTCGTGATCTATATCAATAGCACCATCCCCCTCGACTTGACCAACCCAAAGTCGATTACCTTGGGCACCAAACCAATAATTAGATTCTAGGGTATTTGCAAGTGCCATTAATCATCGTAGATCAAACACTCAGGTTCGTCTGGGTGCATCTCGCAAAATAATTCTATTGCATTTGGATCATGATGATCACCTGCTTCTATCTCATCGTGATGATGCTCTTCATAAACTTCTAGTTCATGTAGCTCTTCCTTATAATGCCTACGTGCAGCAGGACTTATAGTAGGATCATCAAGTATCTCTTGATCATGCTTAATGTGATCTTCTATAGTTTTCATAATTGTTAAACTCCGAAGGAATCTCTTACAAGTGTAAGGTTTGTTCTCATTTCTGAATCAGCACCAATATGGCGTAACTCAAAGACAATATAACGTCCTGATTGGTTTTTGTCAACTTCACCGTCTGCTCCATATATCTCTATCGAGATAATGTTACCAGCTCGTAACTCAAGGTTTGACATACAACTTGCAGTTAACACCTGACTGGTAAAAATACCATATCTACTAACTGCCTGACCAACCGTTTCTAAGAACATTAACTTGTCCTTTGTGTTGTCTTCATTAGACCCCAAGAACAAGTCCTTAGTATAAGCCACTGTCATAGTACGTGTTGATACATCTGACAATGCTGCCTTATATAGGTCTGGTAGGTCTTCCTGTTCAGCGACTTTCTCCCATTTTGCATAATTATCCTTGATATTATACCTATATGTGTCCACTTCACAATCAACTACATCAAAGAAATCTATTTCTCCAGAATAAAATCCTCTATCAAAATTCTCAAACATATTTAATGTCTTAGGAAAATTAATACCATTTAATCTAAATGCTTCATCCATTCCTCCAGATCCATCTCCAGTACTATATGCTGCAGCTTCACCACCCTGAACAGCAAGAGAATCAAATGATTGGAAATTATAAGTATCATATCCTTCCCAGAAGAAATATCCAGCACTAATATTAGAACCACCACTCTTAGTAGATTTCTGATCCATAGATATAAACTTATTTCTTGTCCATACTAGAGTTTCATATGGTTTTGAATTTGGTGGTATGAATGTTATCTTATTATAACTATCCGAAACATTTTCTAGAGCAATGGGTTTTGTTGATTTTAATTCCTTTTCTATAACATCTTTTACTAATTCTTGAGCACTAATAGAAGTATACTTCTTACCTATTCTAGTAACAGCATTATTCAGAGCATCTTCTCTACACAATTCTAATACAAATCTTTTTATTGTATCAGTCACTTCCTTACTATGAACTTCATATATGAATAAAGGTCCATTTGCAGATTCTTCAGTAAACTCAAAACTAACATCACTAAATTTATCATCAACTATTAATTCAATCTTTTCCATTCCATAAATGGATTCAAACAAACTAGAAGTAGTATCCTCTATTTGTAATGTTACCTGAATGAATTTCTGCATTAATCCTTCAGTATACTCAAATTGCTTAATACCTGCTGCATCAATAGCAACTCTCTCAGCTTTAGCAGCATGAGGAGTTATCCAAGCTTCCCTTATCTCAAAATTTTCAGTTTGTAATGGATCTGTTATATTCATAATCCTGGTTGTAATGCTGCATCAATAGCAGATTGAGACATTTTAGATCCAACTTTGGTTTTCGTCTTCATTTTAGTACCACCAGTTTTTGCCTTTGCAATACTTATAGTGTTAGAAACACTATTAAGTTTACTCATAACTTTAACTATTTTATCAGTTGGTGAATCCCCTTTATCTATACCCTTATCTTTCTTATTAGATGCTGATTTTACATTCTTACCATCAAAATCAAATGCATTACCAGTAAGAGCATCAGCAACACCACCTAATATACCACCAACTCCACGTTCTTTAGCATCCTTCATTAATCCACCAAGAGGATTAGCAAAATCTCTCTTAGCTCTTAATTTATTTACTCTTTTATTTTTAAGAGCTAGCATACTATCCATAGCTTGAGGTGCAACTTGTTTTCCATTGACAGTCATGGTTCTAGTTGCTGTTGGATCATTCCTTAAAGCTTCAATCCTTGCTTGTCTATTTTTATATCTATCTGATTGTTTATATCGTTCCCAACTACTACCATCTCTACCTTCTCTACCTGGTTTACCTCTAAGTCCCTTAGCAATACTTACTGCCATACCAAATGGAGACATTTTAAGTGCAGCACCAGCTAATTTTGCAGTAGAACCTAATGCCTTTTTACCAATACCAAATGTTTTCTTAAGAACTATACTAGGTAATTGGAATACACTCTTTATAGGTTTAACAAATTTATTAAGTGATTTATTACCAGTCGGTCCTAAATCCTTTGCACTTATCTGTTTTAATCCAGATTTCTTATTTGTACTCCGTGTTGCTGTTGGATCATTCTTTAAATTAGTAATCCTTGCTTGTCTAGATTTATATCTATCTGTTTTCTTATAATCTTCATATGAAAGCTTTCCACCTTCTCTATAACCTTTAATACGTGTATCTTCAATTACATCTTGGATAGAACCTGAGGTATCACTAGTAGATCCCTGAATACTTCTTCTCCGTACCTTCTTCTTACCTAATCCTAAGAATCCAGTTCTTATTTCTTTAGTTGGGAAAGTAACAGAGTAGTGACGACTACCACCAATTATACCCAAATCTTCAATAGTAGCACCATCTGCTATTAGCTTATCATACTTAGATACAACCTCTGCTTCTGGTACAATATTTTCACCTTTTTTTGAAATAGGTTTCTTAACTGGACTCTCACTGTCTTTCTTTGGAGTTTGAGTAGGAGGTTTTGTTGGTGGATCTTTTTGTTCTTTCTGTTCCTTTTCTTGTTTCTGAACTTCTTTTTGAGCAGTATCTAAAGCTTGTTCATCTTCTTTAAGATCTTCATCCTTCTCTTCATTTCCTTGTAACTTTTCAATATCATCAGCTTGTTCTTCAAAGAAAGGTCTTAAACCTTTTATCATTAATGGCATTGCCATTACATACAATGAACTTAATATTCCTGCTCCTGCTTTCTTCTCAAAGTCACTCTTTTCTCCCTTCTTATATCTTCCATCATCCGTATTCTCAGAACCTGGAGAATCTGGTTCATCTTCTATTCCCTTTTCAGCTTGTTGTGCCCCTAACTTAGTATCTAATTTTTTATCAATACTCTTTCTTAATTTAAATCTATCTTTTTGAACTTTAAAAAGACCAAATAATGCCTTTCTAGCTTCTCCAATATTCTTTGCAATATTATGGAGACCTGATTTACCTCCCTTTCCTTTCTTTGGAATAGCACTACCAAATCCTTTACCACCCTTTACTGGACCTTTACCTCTAGTTTTCTTCCTCTTCTTCTTACCATCAGGAGTAGGAATAGCACTTTGTCCTGCAGAACTACCTGTTGGAATTACCTCAGGATTTATTACTCCTCTAGCTTCCTGTTCATCTTGCTCTATAGATTGATCACGGGACTTCATAAGACCAGTAACATCATCATACCATGGTGTCTTATCTTTAGGGAAAGGTATACTAGGATCTCTAGCAATATCCTTTCTAAGAATATCAATCTTTCTGTCTAGTAATACATCTTTACGGTTATCATCGACCTCACCTTCCCAGTCATCGTCACTACTACCCTTAATATTAGTAGATGCCATAGGAGATATGGCTGCTTGTGCTTTATCTAACCTTGCCAGCTTTTCCTTTTGGGTGCCTTTTCCGAACTTTGGATTTGCCTTAATAAATGCTCTTGCTCTATCTAATTCTTTCTGATCTTTTGGATTCCTTAAAGATGTAACTTCAGTATTATCATTAATTTTCACACCATTCTTGTCATATCCAGGATCACTTGATCCCATAGTCAATCTATCTGTGAATGTACCATCCCATTCACCTATAGCTCTACCTGCACGTTTAGCACCACGAAGTCCACGTTTAGCACCAATACGTAGTTGTTGTTTTAATATATCCTTCCGTGATTTACCAGGAGGAAGTCCTGCTCCTGGAAAACGTGATAATGCTCCACCTGGTGATGGAACTATTGCTCCACCTTTAACGACAGGAGTTGATGGTGCTTGAGTTACAAGAGCACCTGCTTTTTCTACTGCTGCCTTTTTCTTTAATTTCTTTGAAGTTGCTTTAACATCAATAGCTTTAGGGGGAGGACTTCCAGTAATCTCTGCTACTTCTTTAAGCAGATCATCCATTTCCCTCAGTGCTTTAGCATCTGATTCAGCAACTTTCTTTAAATTTTGACGTAATCTTTCAGCAATTTTAAGTGATTTCTTTGGTGCACCCGAAGTAACATCAATAGCACCTCTCTTCATATCTAATGATGCTTTAGGGAGTGTCACTGGTTCTGGATTTGCATCCATCAACTTCTTCAATTCACTATTACTTAACTTCTTATATGGTGTACCAAACCCATCAGCACCATAATCCATTGCCTTAACATGGGTTTCTAATTTCTGCCACTCTTTATCCTTACCGATACTTCTATAATACTCGGCTTTATCCAATACGGATCTTCTTATTTTCATCCATGCCTTATCTGCCATAGTTAATTACCTTCTGTCTTACGACCCCATACGGCAAAAGAACTTGATTTAGTTGCAGCAGAACTTCCACCAACTGGAAATGGTACTACTTGTGGTTCTGATACTTGAGCAATCATAACTGTATTAGCCAATGATGGAAGTATATCTTCGTAATTTGGTTCAGGTTCTGGATCTACCATATTTAGTTCTTTCTTAGCAGCTGCAATTCTATCTTCAATTGGATTTTCATAATCATAATTCATACGATGAATACTACTATCTAATCCCCTCATAGTACTTGCAACAGTACCTTGTTTAGTCCAAGTTTCCCTGTTATGACTAGCAACTTCAACACCCTTTACATGTGCACTTGCACTAAAACTTCGTCCAGGTTTCCAAGTGAATTGTGCTCCAACAGCATCTCTATCTGTAACTTCAGGTTGAACTATTGCCTCACTAGTATCATCACCACTCTCCATATCTTTCTTATTTTCCTTTGCTACATCTTCAACTGCTGATTCAACAACATCTGCTATTAATGGTGCTACAAACCAACCCAACCTACTCTTAGGAACAATATACTCGTCCTCTTTACCTTCACCCACCATAATCAATTGAGGTTTCTTAATCTGAGCTCCTTCTGCTGCACCTTCTGCTTTTCCTTTACCTATAGTAACATCATATAATAATCCACCTAAAGCATCACCAATCATACCACCAGCAATAGCACCTAAAGTACCTCCTACTGCTGTTCCTAAGAATGGAATAACAGATCCAGCAGCAGCTGCTGCAACTCCACCTGCCCAAGCACCAATACCTGCACCCGTTGCCATGAATACTGCTTTGGCTACAGGTTCTTTAAAAACAAAGATATTAATAAGTGCATCAGCAATAGCACCAATAAATGGTATTCTCTTTAATAACTTTCCTGGACCTGCTTTATAAAATAATTTAAACTGCTTAAGAAGTTGTTTTGTACCAGTTTTAGCTATCTTCTTACTACCTACTTCTGCTATTTCTTTAGTTCCACTCTGTATTAATTTCTTTGCACCACTTTCAGTTCCACTCTTTAATAACTTAGTACTTGCTGTTTCAGCACCCGACTGAAGTAACTTTTGAGCAGGTTTTTTAGTGAAAGCCGATTTTGCTTTTTTCGCTATAGCATTAAATGCCTTTCCAGGTAAACTCTTAATAAATCTACTAGCTTGTCTGAAAGGTCTAAATATAGTTCTCCTAAACCGTTTACCAATTGTTCTCCATTTTCTAAGTAAACGTCTAAGTCGTCTAATTGCTTTTATACCACGTTTACCAATTAATCTCTTTAAACCACGTTTTATCTTAAGCCACGCCTTTCCAAGTAGTTTCCTAAATAACCGATTTAACCAAGTACCACCTTTTGGATCTTCTAATTCCTTCTTCTTAGCCCATCTCCTTCTCATCTCAGGTGTTCCAGGAACAACCTTTTTAGATTTCATAATACCGAGATTACCAAATCTAGAACGCTCATACGTAAGTTCTAATTTAGTTTGTTTCCAAAGTAATATTGCAGTATCTCTTAACTTCTTTGACTCTTTCTGAACAGAATTTATATCTCCACCAGATCCTTCACCATCACCATCATCACTATCTCCCTTTGGCTTATCTGGATGTGCACCAAAAACAGCCGTCTTTGCATTATACAGTGATAACACAAGATCGTTATAATTCCTTGTTCCTAATTTTTTAGTTTTTACAGGCATTTAAGATCTTCTCTTCTGTTCTTCAATTTTCTTCTTCTCCTCTTCCAAGTGTTGTTTTAACAATTCAACGTATACATCCCTTTCCCATGGGATCATATTATTAAGATCGTCAAAACCATACTTATGATGTTGCATCATACCAAAGTTGATCCTTATATGAGATTCAAGTGAGGTATGGAAGAGGGCTATATGAAAAAATTGGCTAATCCCTCAATTGTGTGCGAACTTTCGACTTTAGTATTGGGATTTCTTATTTTGATAGTATGCTTTAATGATGGCATGGTTTCAAAGAATTCCTGAATTTTAGCAAATTGCTTACTACTCATTCCTTCAACAAATTCCATAAATTCATCTTCTGTTGTAGTAGATGAATCCCACACATCTTCTTCATTGTAAATCTTTTTAATAGATTTAGAAACTAATTTAAAGGTATCCTCAACAGTTTCTTCTTGTTGAGCAAGAGAATCTATATTTGGATATTTCATTTCAACCCAAAGATCATCACTAACTTGTATTTTATTAGTATGACCCTTAGTAAATGAAACTTTAATCTTATCTATTGGTATTTGTGTAGTTACTTCAGTTTTATCATCGTCAGGACATAACACCCTAACATCAATACTTTCACCAATAGATTTACCTCTAATATTTAAAAATAAATACTCAACATCAAAAGTAGCAAGATTATCAGGATCAATTCCCTTAGTGAGAACACATGCTCTTATCAAATCCTTCATTGCCTGAGCAATTTGGACATCATCCTCAGATTCTAATGCTAATAGAAGAACTTTCTCTTCCTTAACCAAGAATGGTCTATATTTAACTTTCTTTTTAGTTGATGGTATAGTCAACTCATAAGTCGGGGTACTTAACGAAGGTAATGCCATAATTTATGATATAGGTGTATAGTATATATCGACCTAAGCGAAACCTGCTCCAATGGATGAAGGAATATCGTTCATACCTAAATTTCCATAAATCTTTTTCTGAGTTCCTTCATTCTGTTTAGAAGCTGCCACAAACTGTGCAACACTTTCCTCTCTTAGATACTCATAATAAAATGCTGCTTGAAATCTAACTGGTTGATTAGGACCATTACTAAATGTCATAGCAGATAATGTATAAGGAAATGCATTCTTCAATACATAACTTGAAACTACATTAACTGGTTCTACTGTATTATCATTTGTCTCTATCTTTTGAATAATTAAATCTGCAGTATAATTATCGTAATAATTAGTCCTTATATAATCATTAGGTTTCTTTACCTCCTCTGTATGTCCAAAAACATACTCACCCCATCTTTGCATTACTTTATATGGAGTGTGCTTATGGTCAAGAATAAAACTTATATTTGCTTCACTAAATGTCTTAGTGTGTGCATACTTTAAATTAATTCCAGGTAGAAATCCTTTCAACTCATCAGTAGCAACTGTGAACCCAGGAACATTTACTTCATCTGCTAACCAACTAGTTAATGATGCATTTGCTACATTACCTATACCAATTTCTTGATCAAAAACTGGTCCTGGATTATCTACTCCTTTATAGAGTACATTATCTCTAAATTTATCATTAGGTGGCAAAAATGATATTTGATACCTATTTGAGTTAGCAATCCCATAGTCACCTACTATATTCTTTCTAATATCGTCGATTTTCATCTAAATAGGTCTATAGACGGTTTATTTATATTTATATGGCATATTCTGGAAAATATAGACCAACCCAACCTAGAAAGTATAAAGGTGATCCAACTAACGTGATTTACAGATCATTATGGGAAAGAAAGTTCATGCAATGGTGTGATTTAAACAGTGATATACTACAATGGGGATCTGAAGAATTCTTTATACCATACCGTTCTCCCGTTGATAAACGGGTTCATAGATACTTTCCTGACTTCTATGTAAAGTGTCGTACCACACATGGTACTATAGCTGAATATGTTATTGAGGTAAAACCATTAAAACAGACAGCACCTCCAATAAAGAAGAAACGAGTAACTAAAAAGTATATAACGGAAGTTACTCGATATGCTATCAATGAAGCAAAATGGAAAGCTGCTAATAAATATTGCAAACAGCGAAATATGCAATTTAAGATACTAACAGAAAAAGAACTAAAGGTATGAGTATCCTTGCACGTTTAAAAGAGCAAAAAATAACAAATAGAGCAAAACAAAGACAAGAGGCATTTAACTATCTCTTTGATTATGCTGATGATGACGTAATGCCAGCAGAATTCTATCTATTTGAATATAAACCAAAATATGCCAAAGTACTACCTCATTGGGATAGATATCCTTTAGTTCTAATGGGTATGCCAACCAAAAATGGGTTTTATGGTGCAAACCTTCATTATATGGAACCTATAAAAAGAATAAATCTTGCAGAAAAGATACTAAATAATACTAGGACAACTATACCTCCTTACCTGTGGCATAGATATATAATGGAGAAGGCAGATAATATATTCTTTAAAGTTCCTGAAACTGACGTTTTAGAGATGGCAACATTACCACTAGAACAATTTTATGATAGTCGTAATAAATTCGTCAGTGCTAAGAAAGTACAAATGTAATGGCTAAAAGTAGCAATCCAAATTTAATATATCCAAGATCAGCAGCAGTAACTGGTCATTTCTTGAGCTTTTATGCCTATGATTATAATAAAGCACAATCTCTAGGTGTTAAGAGTATTAGAGATATGCTTTCTGGAGCTTCTATGCATGGTAATGATCAATTAAAAAAGGAGATGCAAAATCTCCCTGAGACACGAGACGCTAATGCAATACAACGTAATAGAAATAGAAAAGAATTCTTTACCAATGCAGCAACCAAACTAGGATTTAAAAATGATAAAAATGGTAATCCAATAACATGGAGTAGAGGTTCAGATACACCAAGTAATACTTCTATAGGATGTGTTAAATTATACATTCCAGATACCTTACAATATGACTATAGTGCTGAATGGAATAAAGTATCATTTGGTGCAATAGGTGCTGCTTTTGGTGGTGCTGGTAATGCTATTGGTGCAGGTGCTGCAACAGCATTTGACTCAACATTAGGAAAACTGGGTTCAGAACTAGCAGAAAATGTACCAGGATCTGAAGGTGTTGATACTAATGCTGTTCTTGGTGGTGCATTTGGAATAACTTACAATGATAATGCATTACAAACATTCCAAAAAATGGGGATTCGTTCATTTAAGTTCACTTATGTACTAGTGACAAGAAATGAAAAAGAAGAAAAAGAAATTAAGGATATAATTAAATTCTTTAAATTAGCAATGCATCCAGGAAGTAGAAGGAGTGGTACAAATAACAGTTTATTCTTAACATATCCATATATCTTTAGAATAATCCAATCTGGTACTAAAAGCAGTCGTGGTAGTAGTGGTATAGGTTTCCAATTTTTACCAAATACTAAATATTGTGCATTAAAAGATTTTAAAGTTGATTATACTCCAGCAAATAATGTATCATTAACACCAAATAGTTTCGTAACAGCAGTAAAGATAGATTTAGGATTTGAAGAACTAACAACACTAACAAGACAGGATATTCATGATGTTGAAGATACTGCAACTGAAGAAAATTGGGGATGGACTGAAGGGAACAAAGTAACTGATAATACAGGAGAAAGGTTAGATAGACAAAGAGACAACTTCTTAGCAAATATTAAATAAAATGGCTTATTTCGATAAAGTACCAAATCTCTTATATCTAAAATATACGTCAAATCCATTTGACGGACAATGGATAGAAATTAAGAATATATTCTCTAGAATCAAAATAGCAGATGATGTAAAAGGTAACGTAACTGCATTTGATGACTATTTTATAGAAGATGGAGATAGACCAGATAGTATCTCATTTGAGATGTATGATGATCCTGGTTATGATTGGACTATACTATTAATGAATAATATAGTAAATTTACATAAAGATTGGCCAAAGGCAAAAGCAGCATTAGATGCATTTGTATCATATAAGTACCAAAACCCAGAAGAGGTACATCACTACGAAACGCTAAAACAAGAACATAATGGAAAAACAGTTCTTGAGGCAGGTATTAAAGTTGATGAAAGTTACCAATATGTCACTCCAGAAGGTTTAACTCTTACTAAGGCACAATCAAGAGTTTCAGTATCTAACTATTCTTATGAAATTGACTTAAATGAGAAAAGAAGAGAAATAGTACTATTAAAACCAGAATTTATTCCACAGTTTAATCAAATAGTCAAAGATCAAATGAAATATACCCCAAGTACAGAATTTATAAGACAAGGATTAAAGGTATCTAATAACTAGGTATAAATACCTATCGACCTATTTGACGAAAAATTGCCCAGATTTTTTTCCCCGACTTTTTTAAACTAAAAGGTCGATTTCGTTTCGACAAAAAAAGACCCCACTTTTGGTGGGGTCAGGGTAGTTCCGTGTAGAGATCGCACGAAAGATCTCAATACTATTTAGAACTGTTCGTTTGCTAACTGATCAAAGTAACTGAATGCATCTTCATCTGTATTGACTGATGAAGGAGTTGCTGGTGCAGCAGCAGATGGAGTAGGAGCAGGAGGTCTGGAGTCAAACTTTGCAGCGACTTCATTCTCTAACTCTTCCTCATCTATACGACTACCACCACCCTTAAGAACAGTATCTAATCTCTTCTTAAGTTCAGCATATGTCTTGAAGTTAGAAGCAGCAGTGAACTCATTGAGATCATGTAGACCATTGTAGATCTCTTCTAACTTAGCGTCATCAAAACTACCAAGAGTAGATGGACGACCAAAGACAGAACTATCATAGTTCCAGAAACCAGCAACCTTTTTAATTCTTAGGTTGAAGTCAGCACCTTGCCAGAAGTCAAAAGGATTGATTGGATCTTCACCTTCAAATTCTGGTTGCATTACTGCAATGATTTTATCGTGGATCTTCTTACCATACTTGTAAAGGAATGCTTTACCTTCGTTAGCAGGGTTAGCAGGATCTTTAATAACATATATGTTACTGTAGTAAGAAAGCTTACGCTTCTGCTTACGTGCTATTTCTTTATCTGAATCTAAACCACTGTTCCATAGAGTTCTATTCAACTCACCAACAGGATCGTTACCGCCTACTGTAGTGAGAGAGTTCTCAATGTACCATCCACCTGGTCCTTGGAAAGCATGACTCCATACCTTTGCCCAAGGTAGTTCGTTGCCCTTAGCAGGAGGTAGGAAACGTATAATGGCACTACCGATACCGTCCTTACCCATCTGGGGTTTCCATAGACGGTCATCAATGAAACCAGAAGTTACTTCAGTTTTATTAATTTCACTATTGAGTTTATCAAGTAGTGAACCTTGCTTTTTTAATGCAGCAAATGACATGTGTATTCTCCGTATTTTGTATTGTTAGGATTGAAAATATTATAACGTATTCAGAGCATCTTGTCAAGGTTCTCCCTCATCTGAGAGATTGCCCTCTTCGCCTCTTTAAAAATTGGTATACCTACCTGTTCAGAAGGGATTCCCATTGACATTGCTGCCTTTTTAAAGTTCTCAATAACGGACTCACCATCTGGATCACCACGCATAAGATACGCTCTACTATATAGCATCTCTTGCTTATCAATTAATTCCTCAAGACCATCACAAACCTCTTCTCTTTGCTCTAGAGTCATGATGCCAAAGTATGGTACTTTACCCATTAATTCCATGTAAAGTTCCTGCATCTCTTTCATTTCTTGAATGACTATTTCTGATTGAAACAAACTCATAAGTTACTCTGTACTATTGTTTTAATTTTATCTGTATCCATTATAACAAATGGATCATATCTTTTCAATAGGGTAGATACCCTAACCCAAATAGAATCATTGAGTATGGTATCATATCTCTCAACAAAACCTGTTACTCTATTTAACAGTACCATAGTTTCTGCCATTATATGATCACCAAGATATAGTTTTAATAGTGTAGAGTGTGTTCCATTACTACACCTCATAGCAATATCTAAATGCTCACTTCTATTGAGAATAGTTTCTAAATCATTTTGAAACATATAAGAAATACTTTGTATCTTCTTCTTCCAATCAAGGAAGTTCTTCTCATTCATATCTCCCACCCATAGGTTAGAGTTAGATAAGAAGTTAGATACAAAGTATGACTCTAATTCTTTTTTAGTATACTTCTTAGATAGTTTCTCAAAGAAGTAAACGTCTGATCTTTCTACAAACTTTTCTTTTGATGCTCGAACACTACCATTGTATTTAAAGTAGTCGTAGTTCTTTCTAGTGAAGTGTGCTTTTATTGCTAAGTAAATTACATAACAATCAAATGCATTCATAGAGGTAACACTGCTTTAGTTGTCTTCTTTATGAAATTTAATTTAATAGCTTCTGCTTTAATCTTTTCCTTTAGAGTTGGTGCTATCAACTTAGTAACTGAATCAACTTCTATGTCTTTGGACTCACAGAAGTCAACGATAGCATCTATGTAACTCATAGATTTCTTACTGTCTTTAACGATGTTCTCAATCGTCATGGAGAATTTGTTCTTGTCCATAAAAGTGTCGTCAATTAATTCATTAATGTTTTTAGATTTACTGGGCATCTTTATACTCTCTGATGTAATCTTTTAACAGAGGTACATAATCAGCAGGGTTCTTTACAAAAACCTGAGTGTCCCCAGTTTGGCAGGTAATAAGAGTAACGATCTGTTCGACTTTAATACCAGACCTTTCCTCATACATTTTAGCATACCCTGTCTCTTGAACAAAGTATCCTTCAACCCACTCCTCTTTCTTTTCTTTAGAGGATGTCTTGAAGTCAATGATTGATAGTTTACCATCAAACTCTGCTATACAGTCAACTCTACCTGCTATTGCAAACTCATGACTGTAGAGTGGTGCTTCTTGGAAGTGGATGTTATCAATACGATTAAGCATAGGTTTCGCTTGTTTAAAAAGTAATAAAGCTAAGTGCTTATCAGCATACTTATCAAGGTCTAATTCATTGTTAAGATAGTCCTCAGTTATACTATGAACTGTAGTACCTACAGTAGTAGCACGTCTAGAGATCTTATTTGCTTCTGCATCACCAACTCTTGCTCTCCATGCAGCAATAGATTTCCTACTCCTGAATGAACAGATGGTAGAGATAGAAGGATACTTTTGATCCCCTATCTCATATACTCTCTTACCCTTAATAGTTTTGGCACTGATGTCTTCAAGAGACATCTCCATAATAACATGATTAAACATTAAAGACCTAGTTGTAATTTAGTAATGATGTAGTTGCGAATCAATCCACTTCTAACGATGTCATTGACATCGAATTCAATGTTAGCGAACTCATCCATGACCTCAAGTATCTTCATGAAGTCAAGGATTCCATTCTTCTCATTGGTCTTGACTAAATCTGTCTGTGCTATGTCACCAGCAAAGATAATTTTAGAATCATTACCAACACGAGTCATGATTGAATCTAACTCATGGAAATTTAAATTCTGACACTCATCAACAATGACTATAGCATTGTCTAAAGTAGTACCACGTAAGAATGAAGTACTCCAGAAAGAAATAGTTTCCTGTGCCTTTAGATTATCATACAGCATTTCAAATGCTGGATCATCTGGCATCTTGAACATGTATTTTACCATGTTCTGATAAGGAATCTGATACAAGTTTGATTTATCTTCATGATCTCCTGGTAGGAAACCAATCTCTCTTGTAGGTACAAGAGAACGTACGATATATAATTTCTCGTACGCTGTCTTGTTAGAAAGTATCTCCCTAAGTGCTAGGTACATTGCTATGAATGTTTTACCTGTACCAGCACATCCATATAAGAAAAGATTCTTACTGTCTTCGTAAGCATCAAAGACCAACTTCTGATTATCAGTTAATGGTTTGATATCAGTTAGTTGTTCTGTGTTGATTGGTTTCTTACGTCTCATCTTCTTAGGGGAACTGTTTACAAAATCAAATTGTTGGGTTGATTTCTTTCTACGTGGCATTTAGATATTACTTGTAAAGTTAGTGTCTATAGTTGAACCAGGGTTTGCTTTTTTAATACTCTTCAAGACATCTTTGAAACCATCAGGTCTCTTGTCTTTAATAGCAGCATCAGCAACCAAACCAGGATAAGTGGAATGGTACTGTTCTAAGTGAGGGTTATCCTCCTTATATTTATCGAGAACAGTAAAGGACATCCGTTCTTCGGTGACCTCCCCTGTCTCTTTATTTCTGAATTCATAGAGTGGCATTACCTAAACCTCTTAGATACAATCATCTCGGAAAAGAAATCTCCTAGTAGTCCTAGAACAATTTGTAGGGTTGACTTAGCAGCATCACCTGCTAACTCATCAAACATATACATGTTTAATCTGAAAGCATGATTTGCTTCAACTATTATAGCATCAAATTGCTTTTGTGTCACTGGTAGAGTATCTATATTCCTACGATAGAAATCTTTGAAGGTTGTTGCACTCTCTATATCTTTAAAGTCATAGAAATTAAATGCATCATCACCTAACTTCAATGACTTCTGTGCTATACCTTTAAGTATTTGACCACCCGATAGGTCACCCATGTACCTAGTGTAGTGATGTCCTACAAATAAGTATTGGTGGTCACCACGACCAACTTCTCTTATCCTATCAATATATTTCTTAGTAGCAGGACTAGGATAAATTGTCTCATGCCACCCTTCACCATAAAAGTAATTTAGATCCTTCACCAAAGCATCGTGACGATTAAGAGCATCACTAAGTATAGGACTGACCTCAGGGTTATCCTTTAAGTGACCTGCAACATCCTCTAAGGCAGAGTAAACAAAGTAAAGGTTAGCAACTAAGGTTCTATAACTTTCCTTGTCTACAACACCTCTAAGAAATGATGCAACGAACTTAGTATTCTCTGCTGCTGAATGGGACTTCTTTGTCCCTACCTTTATTTGTTTTGAATAGTTTTCTACCATGATAATGCCTCTGATACTATAGGTAACTGTTCTTTGAAGATAGATCTACATTGCTCCACTATATCCATGTGCTCTTTCTGAGTACCATGAGCAGAACGTAAATCTATGTAGTGTATCCATGAACGAACACTACCAGTCATATAAATTCTGGTTGGTGCTGCTAATGGGAGAACAAATCTCGCACACTCCTTTGCAACTCCCTCTTCCAAGAGGTGATTGTATAGATCCATCGCTTCACTAAAGTGGGTTGCGATCTTCGCTTGAAGGGTATCCTTCTTATCTTGTGGTATGTCATCGTTACTGTTCTGTCTGTTCTTTGAATCTTGACTCCTAAGATCAGGAACACATATCATAGTGTTCAAAAGATTTGAGTCAGCATATCTCTGACTGAACTCTTGGAAAGTAAATGATCTATGTCTTAGTATCTGTGCACCAAGACCTCTTGTTGTCTCTATTTCTAGAGTCATGTGTGCTTGCTCAAACACAGACCAATGCCCATGCTTAATACAATACTTCAAAAGTCCTGATACATTTGGGTTATCTTGATTGTTAGGATTGCTTACCCTAGCAATGAACCCCATTGTCTTCTCGGCATCAGGAGTAATACTAATAAGTTTTACCATAAATTAAATAAATCCTTGGTCTTTGTAGTAACCGTACATAGTTTTAATATCTTCTGGAGTTGTATTCCACTGAACATCTCCTGCATCAATCGCCTTCTGACAGAATGAATAAGCATAAGAATCAAATTCAATACTATTCTTATGTAAAGAAGTCATACATAACTCTCTCTTTTGAAGTTCGTCATCCATTTTTCTTTCTCCTCTTTTGTTTAGGTTTAGGTTGATCCCACATCTTGGGATTGATTGTACCATACCAATTATTTATTTTCAATAATGTGCCACCCAATGTTTTGAGTTTGTCATAGTATGCATCAAATATATTAACACTCTTCTGAGATAGAACAAGATCATTGAGTTCCTCTTCACCTATAGTATATACTACTAATGATGTACCTTGTGGCCACTTAGTAATGTCAACATCCTTTTCTAGAATTTCTTGTTTGAATATCTTTATTTGATACTCATGTATTTCTTCAGGAGTAAACTTAACTTTGTATTCTTTAGGTTTAGGTGGAGTTTTACTTATCTCTGGGGGTTTAGCTTCTGGTGTAGTTGTCATTCTGACCACTGAATATTAGGGAAGGCAGAAGTTACAACTGCTTTAGTAATTCTATACTTCTTATGTAACTGCTTGTCCTTAACCAAACATATTATGTCTGCTTCAGTTTCATGTAGACCTTCTAGCATTTGAATGAACAACTGTTCACGCTTAAACCTACTAAGAGAATTAGCACCTTTGATAAACCTCCAAAGATTTCTTGCTTCTCTTTCCAGCATAGTATGTTCTGTACCTATAGGACAATCATTCCTTTTAAAGGGAACATCACCCTCTGGTATGTCTGATTCAATAGCAGGTTCAAAATTCCATTTCAGAACTGAACGTAGTGCTTGACTGTTGTTCTCCTTTAGAATTTTAATCTTCTCTGCTTTGGTCTTGGCATTAGATGCCTTCTTAATAATTTCAGAAATCAAAAGTTTCATAGTTCTATGTCAATAGTAGTATTATATATCAGTCGTCCAAATCTGTAAAGGGGTCACGTGTAAACGCATCTCTCTCATCAAATTCAACGCTGATTAATTTAGCAATTTGAAATGGGATGGGGTTACCATTCTCATCCATCATCTCAGGGTGTGATGTCATCTTCACTACTTCTTCTGACTCTTTCTCCTCAGAAATAATTTCTATGTAGTTCAAGTAGTAATTGTTTGCAAACCATCCAAGCATAAACCCAATAATTGTCCCACCAATGGTAATCAGAGTGGACAAGGTAAGAACTGCTGCCATATCCATGGCGTTACCTCCCTGTAGAATTAAAATTGTCTTGTCTTTCTTTGGTTCGGGTTCCTTGCCTGACCTCCTGCGAAGCATGAACTCATCACCTTTATTTAGTGACGAGTTTTCTTCTTCTTTTGATTTTGGATCCAGGTTTCCTTCCTGGTTTTCGTTCTTGTTCATACTTCCATGCATCCTCTAAGATACCATAAAGATAAGTTTTAATCTTACGTGCTTGTGGTTTAGGTATGTGACCATAAGCTTCACGTAGTGTTGGATTCCCTCCTTTAATATACAAGTCAAGATCAACAGTTGTCTGACTTATTTCTACTGCCGTAGAACTCTCACAAAACTTTCTAATTTGTGGTTTAGTTGCCTTGTTCGCTTTAAGATAAAGATAGCAGTTAAATAAAAACTTACCATCAAATGCTGCTTCTATAGCATGTTCCACCAAAGGGTAGAACTCATCTTCATACCAATCCATTCTCTTTTAAATAAGTAACTGTTTCTTTGGATCCCCCAACCTTCAATGTACCTATCGTTACTTGGGGAAACGTGGAACCCTCACCAAATTCTTGTATGAATGATTTCCTATCGAAGTGTGTGTCCAGTTTGTACACCACATAATTTGCTTCTAGTGCATCGAATAACTTAAAGACCTTTTCACAGTAAGGACAATCATCCTTGGAATAAACTGTAATGTTCCCTAGCATGTCATTAGAGTGTTTATTTTAATTTATAATAAAGTGCAATTTATAATAGCAAATAAAAAGAGGGGTGTCAAGCACCCCTCATAATTGATCCATCTCGAACCAGAGTTATTTAGAAAGTAAACTTACCACCTAACTTAGCACCCCAGTTAACCTGATCTTCACCTGCTACTTCGTCAGTGATACCTGATAGTTCACCGTATACTCCGAATGATTCGGTAGCAGCATAAGCAAGACCTACCTTACCAGAGAACTCAGTTTCAGCACCGTCGGTTCCGTCAACAGCAACGAAAGAAGGACCACCTTGAGCGTATCCAGATACTTTCTCGCTTAGAGAACCTTCAACACCGATGTGAAGATCTGTAGTTGCTGCAGAGTACTCTCCATCAGGATATGAGATGTTGCTCTCGACATTCACATATGGACCAGCAAAAGCTGCACCAGCGAATAGGAATGGAGATGCTGCTACTGCAGCGATTGTTGATTTGATTGACATGTAATTGTTTATTTGTCTCGCATGGGCACAAAAAGACCCTGCGGATGATACTACTCCCGACATGGAATAGTTTTTGAACATCTACACAGGGTTACGATAGTTTCGAGTCCTTTGTATGAAGTTATTTATAATAATAACATAACTGGATAGGTTATGTCAACCCCCCAATTTTATTCGTCCATCATATATGCCATCATAGTTAACCACAGAGTGGTGAACATAGAGACACTTCCGAGGATCATCGCTACCATTTTTAAGGTCTCCATTATTAAGAAATGTTACAGAGGACATATTATATATTAATATTCGTTCTCCTTCATCTCAATGTATGCTTTGTTTCGCTTACAAAGACCATGAACATCCATCTCCCCATGAAGATGTGCCATAGTATGAAGTCCCTCTATTAATGCAACTAACAATAGTATCATCATAGGAAGCATCCAGAGAGGATGTCCTATTATGTCACCTGCCTTCTTCATTAGTTGTATTCTCCATCGTCATCCCCAGTATGATCATACCTAGGACCATCCCCAGTGTGTTCA